TTATATTTTACCTTAAAACAAAGGGTAAGGGCCGGGGGTATATTGAAAAGACCGAATTATCCGTTTCAGGGGTATCACTTCATTTTGACAAAGAAGATGAGAACGCTTAAATAATAACTAATTTCACTCGCAATGAAAAAGTATGATGTTTTAAAAAATGAGAATGTCAGCCTGAAAAACAGGATTGATAAGATGGATTTATTTATTAACAAGCTAAAGGCTGAGAATTGGAATAAAGAACATCCTCAGAATTACAAGCAAGGCGATAAAGTTGATATTGTCTACATAAACAGTGCAGGAGAAGAAGAGTACAATCTTACTGCGACGGTAGTTGCCTATAAAAAAGCGTCAACCAGATGTCCCTGGGGATATTACATCGTTGAATACAACGGGCAAACGAGAGAGGTTGCCTGTAGTGAGATTAGACAGTGGGGATATGCCATTAAATAATGCCGTTTAAAAAAACAATACTCCAAAAACAGGCCGTACATATCATGGGCGGCACCGCAAAGTTCATTTTACTATTTGGGGGTAGCCGCTCAGGAAAGACGTTTATTATAATCAGACAGATAATTTTAAGAGCATTGAAGGAATCTAACAGTCGTCACTTGATTGTTAGGTTTGCTTTTAACCACGCCAAGCAGTCTTTATGGCATGACACAATACCGAAGTGTTTAGAGTTGTGCTTCCCAGGGGTAAAGCCTCACTTAAATAATTCAGACTTTTTTATCGAGTTTTCAAACGGATCTCAGATTTGGATTGGTGGTCTGGATGACAAAGATAGAACTGAGAAGATACTTGGTAACGAATATTGCAGCATCTTTTACAATGAGATTTCACAAATTAGCTGGTCAAGTTATGCAACTACCGTTACGAGGTTAGCGCAAAAAACTGGACTGGTAAATAAAATCTATTGTGACTGTAACCCTCCTTCTAAACTGCATTGGTCATATAAGCTTTTTGTTGAGCATAAAGACCCGGTAAGTAATGAGGCCATTAACCCTGATTTGTACGCTCATTTGCGCCTCAATCCTGATGACAACAAAGAAAACCTACCCGATGACTACATCGAATCTGTTTTGGGCACACTTTCAAGCCGGATGCAAAAACGATTCAGGTATGGGGAGTTCTCAGACGACATAGAGGGGGCTTTATGGTCTTATGATATAATCGACAAGAATAGAGTTACAAAGATGCCGCAACTCGTTAAAGTGGTGGTAGGCCTTGACCCTTCAGGATCAGGCAAAGAGGGGGCAGATGAAGCCGGGATAGTTGCAGCGGGGATAGATGTCAATGGCGAAGGTTATGTGTTTTGTGATAAGTCAGCAGTGTTGACCCCTAACCAATGGGGTACAGAAGCAATAAAAGTATATTACCAATGGTCTGCAAACAGGATAGTGGCTGAAGTCAATCAGGGGTGGGATATGGTCGAGGCGGTAATTAGATCAATAGATAAAAATATACCTGTTAAAAAAGTAGTATCCAAAAAAGGCAAGGTTTTGAGGGCTGATCCTATTGTCGCACTTTATGAGCAGGGCCGGGTACATCATATCGGGGTATTACCAGATTTAGAAGATCAGATGACAACATGGGATGCAAGAGAAAACTTAATCTCTCCCGGTCGTATTGATGCCTTGGTACATGCTTTGACTGATTTGATGCTTGGTAGTTCGTGGGAGTTTTTGGTTGCATAGAAAAAATAAATTAATTTTGCAATGATAATTATCATATTTAATGTAAATTTGTAAAAACATTTTGGATGTCCTTATTAGATAATGTTTTTTCAAGCATATTCCGCAAGCAGATTGCGGAGCAAAGTAAAAAGGCAATAGGGTCAGATGTTATTGCATCGGTGCTCGACGCTATCGGAAGAGGTAACCCAATTTATATGGGAGATAATACAGCCGCCTACATAAAGGACGGCTATCTTTTTAATCCTACGGTTTATTCAATTGTTTCGCTGATAGCTCAAAAGGCCTCATTAGTTCCCTGGGGTGTATATAAGGTCAAAGATAAAAAGGCACTCAGTCTGTATAAGAGTGGCACACCTGATTTGACAGTCAAAAAAATGATGCTCCGTAAATCAGCAATGGAAGAGGTAAAAGTGCCTGATCTTGAAAGGCTATTTGAAAGACCTAACCCATTACAAGGCTGGGCCGAATACATTGAGCAGGTTGTTGGTTATAAATTAGTTACAGGTAATACATTTATTCAGGCTATTGGTCCAACAGCAGGATTGAATAAAGGGCGCATTCAGGAGTTATGGAACATACCAACTCCGCTTATTGAGATACTTGCAGGTGATAGATTTAATCCTATTCAGGGATATAGGTATATTCCTGATCGTGATGTGATCATTCCGCCTGAACAGATGATACACCTTAAGTATTGGACGCCTGATTATGTTAGCGGCACAATGTTATACGGTCAGTCTCCAATACGTGCGGGCAGGAGAGTAGTAACACGAAGCAATGCAAGTTACGATGCGACAACATCAGCCTTTCAGAATAACGGGGTATTAGGTATCTTATCGGCAAATAACAGCACAGCAGGGCCGGGCTTAACAGGTGATCAACTCGACCGCATTGAAGAGAAGTTAAGATTAAAGTCAGGATCGAAGAGTCAGAATAAATGGATGGCCACTTCTGCTGATCTTAAATGGCAGCAGATGGGTATGTCACCTGCCGACCTTTCAATTATCGAATCAGATAAAATGGATTTGCGGGTATTGTGTAATCTTTACCACGTACCCTCTGAGTTGTTTAATGACGCAGCAAATAAGACATATAGCAATACAAAAGAGGCCGGGCGTGCTATTTGGGCCAATGCTGTTATTCCTGCACTTACTCAGATGCGAGATTCATTTAACGCATTCATTAAGGGCAAATATGATCAGGATATTTACATAGACTTTGATCAGTCTGTTATACCTGAATTACAGGAGGACTTAGCCACACAGGTTACAGGTTTGCAGAACGCTTGGTGGTTAACCCCTAATCAGAGGTTGGAAATAATGGGATGGGATGTATCAACTGAGCCGCTTATGAATATTCAGTGGATACCTTCAGGGCTAATCCCTATAAATGAAACGGGTATTGACCCCGCACAACTGGAAGAGGCAATGAAACGATTAAATATTAATGATTACAGGTAACGATATATTATGGCACAAGGCCGACCGTAAAAGGAGGGGTTTTGAAAGACTTTACACGATGAAGTTCAGACAGGCCTTATCACAGCAGTTTAAAGATGTTGCGGCTCGCATTACGCCCGATAATTATAATTCTGAACTTGTTTTAAATGAGATTACAGAATCAGATATACGACCTATTTTTACATCGCTTTACAGAAATGTAGGAGTTGAGTTTGCCCGTGAATCATACGTTTCAAATAAACCAAAGTCAGCAGAGCAGTATGAAGACACATGGACAACCTATATGAATAATTACGCTCAGACGGTTGCCGGAGATCGCATTGTTTCAATAACGGCAGAGACAAAGCGAATAGTATTAAAATTCATTCAGGCTACCATTGATGAGGGTGTCACAGAAGGCTATGGGACAGATGTTATCGCAAGAAATATTCAACGGGTATTATCTGAGAAAGGTGTTGATATAGCACGATGGAGAGCGCAAAGAATAGCACGTACAGAGGTTGTTGGTGCGTCTAATGTGGGTGCTATGGAAGGGGCCAGAGCGTTGGGACAACCGACTCAAAAGATATGGATTTCAACCCGGGATAACCGGACAAGAGGCAATAAACCAACCGACCAATTTGATCATATTTCTATGGACGGGAAAACCATTGATATGAATGACAAGTTTGATGTAGGTGGTGAAATGTTAGATTGCCCGGGTGATCCTGCAGGAAGCGGGGGTAATATAATTAATTGTCGGTGCGCAGTTGCATTTAAAGTTAAAAGGATAGCGTGATGAATGAGATGTTATTTAAAAATACAAAGGGTGGCAGCATAAAAGATGTTGACACTGCAAAGGGTATCGTTACGGGGTACTTTTCGATATTTGGTAATAAAGACTCTGACGGTGATATAATCATGCCGGGAGCATTTGCAAAAACTATACAGGAGAATGGACCAAAGAGCCAGAAACCTCGTATATTACATTTACTTCAGCACGACACATGGAAACCCCTTGCAAAGCCTACTACACTGGAAGAGGACGCAAAAGGCTTGTATTTTGAAAGCCTTATTTCTAAAACCTCATACGGGCGGGACACACTCCAACTTTATCTTGACGGTGTACTTACTGAACATTCAATAGGATTCAACACTATCAAAAGAGAGGTTGATGAAACAACCGAGACAACTAAATTGCTTGAGTTGAAACTTTGGGAGGGTAGCACCGTGTCATGGGGGGCAAATATGGAGGCAATGGTTACAGGTATGAAAAGCCTGGATAAAAAAACATTATATGATGCGCTAATTAAAAAGATGAGCGCATTACAAAAGGCCGTCAAAGGTAATTATACCGATGAGACAGCCTACCAACTCGAAATTGAATTATTGCAGATACAGCAAATGATAAAGTCACTCTCTGAGATCGATGAGCCGGATTCCACTCAGGTTAAAGAAGAGCCGATGACAGCAGTTGAGGCAAAAGAATTATTAATTAAACATTTAAGATAGTGGAAAAAGAAGATTTGAAAAAAGCACTCGATGCGTTTGGTGAGGAAATCGACGCAAAGATAAAGAAGGCCACAGAGAGCCTTTCAGTTAAACTGACAGAGGACGAAAAGAAAGCCCTCATGACTTCCTTTAAAAAGGAACTTGAGCCGGAAATGGCTAAATATGTGAAGATGCAGGAGCAGCTTGATGCTATGGATGTGAAGATGCAGAGATTACCTAACAAGGTGGTCGTAAAATCTTTCAGTGAGGATTTCGGTGATAAGATCAAAGAGGCACTGGGAGACAAGAAGAATATTAAGAACGTGAAGGGCCAAACCTTTGAGTTTGAGGTTAAGGTTGATGATATGACACAGGCTAACTCTTTCGAGAGCACAGCTGTTGTTCCTGTTGATCAGCGTCCGGGTATAATCTATAATCCTCTTCGCAGGAATAGGATAAGAGACATCATATCATCTGGCACAACTGGGAGTAATGTTGTTTCCTTTGTTCGTGAATATTCAATCACCTCAAACACTGCCATAACAACTGAGGGGGCAGAATACAAACAGGAAGATTTCAATCTCATACGTGTTGATGAGCCAGTATTGAAGATTACCAACTACATCATAGTATCTGAAGAGATGCTTGAAGATGTACAGGGTCTTACTTCTTACATTATGGCACGTCTGCCGGAGAAAATCAAAAATGTCGAGGACGTTCAGATTTTGACTCATGCCACTTATGGTATTCTTCCTTTAGCAACCGCTTATAGTGATACCCTTACCGATTCAAAGGTACAGCGTATTGATGTGCTTGTGTCTGCCGCAAATCAGGCCAAAGTTGCCGAATATACACCTACAGCTGTACTTCTTCATCCTAATGATTGTACAGCCATGAAGCTGACAAAGGATGATAACGGACAGTATATATTCCCATGGGTATTCATGAATGGCGGAGTAGTTGTTGATTCTTTACCAGTAATTGAAAATACCGCCATGACTGCAGGGTCATTCCTGGTAGGTGATTTCAAACTCGGATGTCAGATATTTGACAGACGTCAAATGACTATAGAGTTCTCTAACTCTAATGAAGATAACTTCATTAAAGGCATGGTTACTGTCAGGGGATCTGAAAGGATCGCTATTGCAGTTTACAGACCTGCCGCATTTGTATATGGCACTTTTGCCAATGCACTTGCTTTAGGTTCAGCATAACAAAGGGGGAGGGTTCGCCCTCCCTTCTTTTAAATTCACTCGCAATGAAAAAGATAATTGTTTTACTGGTTTTTGCTCTGTCAATGATAGGATGCGAAAAAGAACATTGTAGAATATGTGATACAATAATGATGAGCCCCAAAACAGGGGTAATTCATTATCAAACATTAGACTGTAATAAGACTGAAAAGGAAGGTATTAACTATATAGTTTTTATCGGATCAGAATTAACTTACTTTATGGTAACTGATTGCAAATGATACACTACTACGATAATATAAAAGGCTGGTTTGACTTCGAAAGAGTCTATCAGTTTGCCGTTAGGGGCCTGTCAGGTAGATTCCTGGAGGTAGGCAGTTATCGGGGTAAGTCATCAGCTTATTTGGCTGTTGAGATTGTTAATTCTGGAAAGCCTATTGAGTTATACTGTTGTGATACTTTCAGAAACGAAGATTGTCCAACATTGCAAGATATGCCAGGTGATAACCTACCGGGATTCATGAGTCACATTGGACAATTTCCATTTGTCAAAGTCTTACAGGGTAAAAGTACAGAGATATCAGGCACAATAAAGGATGAGTTCTTTGATTTCATTTTTATTGATGCCTCACACGATTACGAGAATGTAAAAAAAGATATTGAAGCGTGGTACCCGAAATTAAGACCGGGCGGTCTAATGGGTGGCCACGACTTTACCGATTACTGGCCGGGGGTAAAACAGGCAGTACGTGAAAAGCTATGCTGTGACTTTACAGTCATAGATAACTCATGGATACATGTTAAGCCTAACCCAGTGTGTAAATTTCCTTATCCGGTAATCACAATGAACTATAAGGATAAGCGTAAATTGCATTTTACTGAAGAGCTGGCCAAATACGGCATAAAATATAAAGAGTTCGAATGCCTGACACATGAGAATGGTACAATAGGAAATGCTCTAACCTTTCAGGCTATATTCAGAGCTAATCAAGGTAAAGACATTATAATTTTTGAAGATGATGTTAAATTCTTACTTGACCCCTCGCAGATTAATTTTAAAGACTTTCCGGCAGACTGGGACATGATCTACATGGGTGCTAATCTTCGGGAACAATGCGGCCCGGTAAATGACAAGATAAAAAGAGTCAATGGGGCATGGACCACGCACGCATGCGCATATAGAAAAACGTTTATTGATCGGATATTAAAAGAATTTGATCCTCTGCGTGATCTTTGTTTCGATGAATGGCTCAGAATTAACACAAATACATTAAATTTGTATATCACTTATCCGTTTTATGCAACACAGATAAATGGGTATAGTGAAATAAACAAGACAGAAGTAAATTATCAACTAATATTTAACTCACAGGAAAAGTTATGAAAATACTCGCAATGGTTCACGGCTTCCCTCCTCATCATAACGCTGGGGCAGAATGGATGCTGTATGATATGCTAAAATACCTTGTTGATCGAGGCCATAAATGTGTTGTATATCTCTCAGATACAAAGTATGCTGATGAATACAATTACAACGGTATTGAGGTAAAAATCGATGAGTTCAACAAGCGCAAAGAAGAGTTAAAAACTACCGACATTGTTTTTTCACATCTTGACCGTTACGGCAAGGCTCTAAACATAGCGGAATTCTACCGCAAGCCTTATGTACTTATTGTGCATAACACACATCCTTACAGCTCGATAGCTGAAAAGCATAAACCGAACGCACACGAGAGATTTGTTTATTGCGTTTACAATAGCGAATATACCCGGGATGCCCTGCATTATCCTAACCCTTCAGTCATTGTTCACCCGCCCGTTAATGCGGAGAGGGTAAAAACAAAAAGAGGTGATAAAATCACACTCATTAACTGCTGGGCAGATAAAGGGGGATTGGTGCTTCAGGAGATAGCACGCCTTATGCCGGACCATAACTTTATTGGTGTTAAGGGCGGGTACGGTGAGCAGGAAATCTGCAAGCTAAAAAATATTAAGTACCTCGAGAATACGCCCGACATAAGGAAGGTTTATGCACAGTCACGCATTGTGTTAATGCCCTCAAAATATGAGAGTTACGGACGTGTAGCAGTTGAGGCAATGGCTTCAGGGATACCAGTAATTGCAGAGGCAACGCCAGGATTAAAAGAATCATTAGGTGATGCAGGTATATTTTGCGACAGAAATAACCCTGAACAGTGGGTTGAGGTCATCAAAAAACTGGATGACGAAAAAGCATATAAGGCCGCTTCAATGGCAGCAGTCAAAAGGTTTGCAGAAATACAGGCACTGACAGAGGCAGAGATGAAAGGATTTGAAGAGTTTTTGATTAACGTAATCAATAAAAAAGCTTAATCATGGCAAAGAAGATCATTGAAAAGGCAGCAACCGAGAAAGTAGAATATAAAAGTATGCCTTCCGGATTTATTAAGTGCATAGTCTTAAAAGATTATGAGGACAAAGTAAGAGGTCAGGAATTTGAATTGATCGAGCGGAGGTTTAAAAGCCTTTCATTACGTGGATATGTAAAAGAGGTATGAGAACTGTATGGGTAAAAACGGATCCAACTGTTGAGCCGGTAACACTGACTGAAGCAAAGTTGTATTGTAAAATTACAGGCACGGGCGATGATACATTGCTTAACTCGCTAATTAAGACAGCCAGAGAGCAGATCGAGACCTATACCGGTAAGTCACTGACTGAGAAAACATACTTTGCAGAATATGACAAGGTATTAAATGATCAGTTTTTTAACTTGCCATGTCATCCGGTTAAAACTGTTTCATCAGTTAAGACAATTGATGAGTTGGGAGCAACAACTACGCTTACTTTAAACAGTGAGTATTATCTAATTGGTGCTCCGTTTACTCAAATCAGGGTTGCAGGTATTTACTCAACACGCAGACCGCATTTACTTATTGAATTTGTGGCCGGTTACGGAGCTACAGGATTACCCGCATTACCAGGATCATTAAAAGATGCTGTCCTAAAAAGGATATTAGTTCTTTACACCCACAGAGGGGACGAAGGAATATTTAATAATGAGGGTTTTGAATTAGCAACGCCTTATAAAGATGACGCATGGCTATCATAGGTCAAATGAAAGATACAATTAGCATCGAAGCGCAAAGCCCGGTGGATGACCAGCAGGGCGGTGCTACGCCTGCATGGAGTTTCATTGCGAGTGAGTGGGCAAAGGCTACTCAGTTAAGTTATTCCCGGGCTTTGCTTGATGCTGGGGTAAATTTCACAGTGGCTTATCAATTTGACATCAGGCGAAGGGGTGACACCTACATTTTAGCAGGTACTCACAGAATACTTTTTAACACTGTTTATTATACAATTCATTCAGTTGTTGAGGTTGCAGAAGATTGGTTACGGATTATAGCGTACAAATGATAAAGTTAAGTTTACCACCGAGCGAGATGCGTAAGTTCAGGAAATGGACTGAGCGGACAACGGCAGAAGAGAGAGCTAAGTTGCAAAATCTTGTTGCCCGTTCTGGTGAACTTATTACCCGAACCTCAAAGATGAATGCACCGGTTGACAAAGGTAGATTAAGAAGCGGGATTTCTCCTTCTTACTCTTCGGACAGATTGACTTATAATGTTGAGGTCAACGTAAATTACGCACCTTATCAAGAATTTGGTACAGGAAAGTTTGTAAGAATTTTACCTGGGTATGCCGATATTGCTTCACAATTCCGGGGCAAAGGATTAAGAAAGGTTAACACAAAAACACATCCGTTTTTATATGATAACTTTGAGCGTGTGAACAAGGCATTTTTAAAAGAACTTAATAAAATGGGCTTCTATGAAAGATCCGTGTGATGATATAAGAGATTGGATTTATTCGACACTTAATAACGCTGTCAGTTATGGCGGTGTTATTGTTCCAGTTTATTCCTCTGCTCCTTCGGGGTATGCAGAGCCTTATATCATCATTGGCGACCATGAGGCAGCAGAATCACGCCCGGCAAAAGATACTTACCTTTGGGAGGTACAGACTACTATTGAAATTTATACCACTTTTAAGAATGCTACAAATGCAAGTTACTTACCTGCAAATAGTATAAGTAATCAGATCATGCAGTTACTTATACAACGTGCGTATGGGGGATATGGTATTGAGGACGGTGGAATCGCATTTAATAATTTTAATCTTGTTGTCTGCCGTCCGGTAGGCATGAGAACAGAAAGAAGGATATCAGATACAGGTATAATGATTTATAAAGAATTGAATATTAACCAATTATTGGAGGAATTATAAAATGGCAAAAGTTAATGGAACAAATTTAGTTGTAGTTGCAAATGGGGTTTGCGTCGCTGGGAGTACTTCATGTACTCTTAACATAAATCAAAATTTGTATGACACATCTACAAAAGATGATGCAGGATGGGCTACACATGGCAGGGGTATGAGAGATTGGTCAGTAGACGTTGATTCTCTTTATGACCCTAACGGCGTTTATTCTGCTGAAGAGTTGATCGATTCTATCATTGGAAGATTACCGGTTACTATCGAGTTTGCAACTGAAGGCACAGGAAATGGTGGCTTGAAGTGGTCAGGCAGTGCGTCACTTGAAAATACATCTTTAGGAGGTGGGTTGGAAGAAGCCGCTACGATTTCAGGATCATTCAAAGGAAACGGAGCACTTGTAAAAGGTACAGTTTCAGCATCTTAAATTACACTTAATCACTCGCAAAAATGAATCAGTTATCAGGATATGACGTGTTTGAAGTGGCAGGTGAAAAACTGCCCTTCAAATACGGTGTTAATGCGTTCGCATTGTTTTGCAAGCATAGAGGTATTGAACTGGGGCAACTCCCGGAAACGGGGTTATATGGAGTATTTCAGGGAACGGAAATGTTACGGGCACCCGATATGATTGCTAATATTGAATTGGCGTATTTTGCCTATGTAACAGCGGTCAGGATGAAAGGAGAAGAACCCGGATATAATCTTTGCCAGTTTACCGAAATGATCGGAGAGACAAGGGATATAATTCAGAAACTTCAGGAACTTCTCTTAACGTGCAGGACAATGGGATATACCTTTGAGGAGATAGCACAAAGGGGTGCGACAGAGTCAAAAAAAAAGTAGAGACGTGGCATGATGTTCTTTCGTATTGTTGTGGTGAGGTAGGTATCAGGCCGGAAGATTTCTGGCAGATGACATGGGCGGAGTTAGAGTCCATTTGTCGAGGTTATGAGGTGAGATTAGCAAGGACGTTGGAGTTACCTCGATTTATGGCCGCCACAATGATTAATGTTAATCGTAAAAAGAATGCATCACCTGTTAAGCCCGAAGATATAATGCCGCTTATCACTGACCGCAAAAAAAGGTCAAGGCTGATGACAAAGGAAGAGTTTGAAGAACTTAAAAGACAGAGGGAATTGATTGTATGGCAAAGCAGAAATTAACGGCACAATTAGGACTTGAAAAGAAGGAGTTTGATAAGGGTCTTCAAAGCGCATCCAAAGGTGTTCAAAACTTTGGCAATACACTTAACGATATAGGTAAGACTATTGGGTTAGTATATGCCGCCAGTGTCCTGAAAAACTTTGCAGGAGAGACAATTAAATTAGCCGCTAAGGCTGAAGGCATAAAGATAGCATTTGACAAACTTGACGATCCAAGACTTTTACAGCGGCTCAGAGATGCAACAAAAAATACCGTTGCTGATGTAGACCTTATGTCATCAGCTGTACGAGCTAACAACTTTCAAATCTCATTAAAAGCACTTCCGAAATACTTTGAATTTGCAGCAGCCAGGGCACAGGCAACGGGAGAAAGTGTTGATTACCTTGTTGAGTCTTTGGTAATGGGTATTGGGCGTAAGTCTGCCATGATACTTGATAACTTAGGTATTTCCATAACCTCTATTAATGAAGAATTAAAGAAAACCCCTGATTATGCCATTGCGGTAGGAAATATCATTGATCGGGAAATGAAGAAGGCGGGAGGGTCAGCCCTTACCGCTTCTGGACAGATAGCGCAATTCGCAACGGCATGGTCAAACTTTAAAGAGGGTGTAGGTAAATGGTTTTTGGACAAAGGGGTAGGTAACCAACTTGCTGCATGGGGTGAAGTTATGGCACTCGAAGCAGATCAAACCATTGAGTCAACAAAAAAACACGAGTTAAAGACAAAAATATTAAAGGGTGAAATGGGAGCCTATTATCAACTCAAAAGAGAAATGGATTCTTTTTTCGAGACGATGGATGAGGCCAATGTTGACAGATATATCGAAACCTATTCTAAAAGAACAGACGCACAAGCAAAATATATGCTGTCTCTTGCAGAATTACGTAAAAAGGAATTGATAGGATTAAAAGAGGGAAATAAAGAAAAAAAGAAGGAGGCGGAAACATTAACAACATTAACCAAGAAGTTAGAGGACTACCAACTTGTTTTAGAATCATTGCCAATTGGAAGTAATGCTTTTAATGATACATTAAGGGCAATAAAAGATATTCAAGATGAGTTGGATAATGTATTAAACGGCGATGATAAAAGGTTAAAATTATTAAAAGAACAATGGGCAGAAGAAGATAAAATACATAAAAAATTACAGGATATTGCCGATGTATCAAAACTCCCCGCAACGATTGTTCAAACAGTAAAGAAGAATCAGGAGTTACCCGGTGCAGCTGCGGATTATTCAGATGTGATAGATCAAGGTGCTGCCGATTCTGCACTTGCATATTTAAAAACAGTAGAACAAACAAACAAATTATCAAAAGAGGAAATAGGATACATTGGTGACTTAGCAAATAGTTTTAATGGATTAGGATCGGCTATTGGCGGAGCAGCTGGTGAGTGGGTATCATTTGTGGGTGGCATATTACAAACTGTACCGGGAGTTATTGAGGCATTAGCAGCTATCACAGCAGCAGAGCAAACAAAGGCAGCCGCATCAGGCGTGGCAGCCGGAGCAGGGGCGGCCTCTTCAGTTGCATCAGTTCCGATAGTTGGGCCTATACTTGCAATTGCGGCCATTGCTGCAGTAATGGGTGCTTTATTATCTATGCCTAAACTCGCTGGTGGTGGTTTGGCTTATGGGCCTACATCCGCAATAATAGGAGAATACCCTGG